GAGCTGGTGCGCCGTAAAAGATTGCACTCACAACGGTAAAGGAGTTTATAGATGAGTAAGATCGACATAAAGCTCAGTGATATGGGCGAGGGGCATGGTGTGTTCCACGACTTGCGGTACGCAAACGACTGCTATGGTGGCAACCAAAACGAAATGAAGTTAGAAATCCGCAACATGTCTGGCAACGCCATAGATGTGCAAATAGGATTTAACGAAAAAGACGAGCGCACTGGCAAATGGCAATACAAATGGAAACCAATAAGTGATTTAGATGGTGTTAGGATTAAGATCAGAGGCTCAATCGAGAACAGCGAGTTCTTGCAGATGTTGCAGTTGATACTTGAAACTGAGAAAATGGTTGAAATCATTAAACCTTGAGGTTCACATGCCATACAAAGACAAATCCTCCCGCAACTACCGCCAAGAATACGACGAGTATCAGGGTAAACCCGAACAGATTAAAAAGCGGGCAATGCGTAATGCCGCCCGAGCCGTAGCGGTCAAATCGGGTACAGCCAAGAAGGGTGATGGCAAGGATGTTGCCCATGTCAAAGCACTGGACAAAGGTGGCTTGAACAAGAACGGACTGCGTGTTGAATCTAAGTCAAAAAACCGTTCGTTCTTGCGTGACTCTAAGGGTAATTTGGTATCCGAAACAAGCAAAAAAGAGCGTAAACGCACTTGACATTCTGTGTGGTATATGCAGAATGGAGTGGCAGTTTGTCTTGGTTGCGACCCTTGCGTAAGGTGTGAGTGGCGAGGGCAGGAATTTTTGGGTTCCTTAAATTAACCGCATCAGTTGGCGACTCCTTATCCTTGATAAATTTCGGGGAGCCGAGCCAACCGAGTGACTACCGTAAGTAGTACTTCTTTCTGACTGAATGTGAAAAACACACATTCGGTCTATATCCTATTTGGAGTTAGAGTGCAAATGACAAGAGAAGAATTTGAAGCCTTGTTAAAAATACAAGATCGGTACGTGCTGATGTGCAAAGTTGTGAAAGGTACGCATGTAGACAAAGAAGAACTATATGCGTGTGATGTTGTCGATAGACGCAACTACGTCGTCATGGATGGCAACCCAACCAAAACACAGCATGGTGCAGTGCAAAGCTCAATCGCAAAATACTACCGACAAAATGCAAATAATTAACAACAAAGCGTTGTTGCTAAAAGTTCGGGAACCAAACCGAATTACAACAGTTATTCCCAAAAGCCAGTTGCTTGATAGCGGTGAAGTGCTTGTAAAGTGGGGGCTAGAAGAAGCTCAGGTGCTAAAGAACTTACGCATCAAGAACGTGCCTTCGCCCATCAATGCACACTACGAGTGGACAGGGCTATACAAGCCGTTTGACCATCAGAAGGTCACATCATCGTTCCTCACCATGCACAGGCGCGCGTTCTGCTTCAATGAGCAGGGCACTGGCAAAACATCCAGTGTTATTTGGGCGGCTGACTACCTGATGAATATCGGTGCAATCAAGCGTGTCTTGGTGCTGTGCCCACTGTCCATCATGTCATCTGCGTGGGAGGCAGACCTATTTAAGTTTGCGATGCATCGGTCATGCGCTATTGCGCACAGCTACTCTAAAGAAAAGCGCATTGGAGCCGCCAAGGGTAATGCTGACTTTGTGATCTGCAACTTCGATGGTCTAGACATTATCAAAGACGAGGTGAAGAACTTTGATTTGGTTGTGATTGACGAGGCTAATGCTTATAAGAATGTATCTACAAAGCGTTGGAAGACTTTGAACTCTGCACTCAAGCCTGACATGTGGGTATGGATGCTGACAGGAACCCCTGCATCTCAGTCGCCTACTGATGCGTATGGACTAGCAAAAATCATTAACCCATCAGGTGTACCAAAATTCTTTGGTGCTTTCCGTGACCAAGTGATGCAGAAGATCACACAGTTTAAATGGGTGCCCAAAGCTACATCAGAAAAGGTGTTGCACGATGCGCTTCAACCAGCGATCCGTTTTACCAAAGACGAGTGCCTTGACTTACCCGACATGATATATGTGACCCGTGATGTGCCTCTGACACCACAACAGATGAAGTACTACGAGACCATCCGCAAGAACATGATGACTGTGGCGGCAGGGGAAGAAATCACTACAGTAAACGCCGCCGCAAACTTGAACAAGCTTCTACAACTTTCTTGTGGTGCGGTGTACTCGGACAGTGGTGAAGTAGTTGCGTTTGATGCAAAGAGTCGCATGACTGCGTTGTTGGAGGTCATCGAAGAAGCAAGCCACAAAGTGATTGTGTTTGCTCCGTTCAGGCACGCTATCGAGATCGTAGCTGAAGAACTTAGAACCAATGGTATTAGTTGTGAAGTTATCAATGGCGGAGTGCCAGTTAACAAACGCACTGAAGTGTTTGCAAAATTTCAGACAGAGAAGAATCCACAAGTGCTTGTGATTCAACCGCAAGCAGCCGCACATGGTGTAACGCTTCACGCTGCGAACGTTGTTGTCTGGTGGGGGCCAATCACTTCCATAGAGACGTATCTACAAGCTAATGCACGTGTGCACCGCGCTGGTCAACGTAACCCTTGCACTGTTGTGCATCTGCAAGGTAGCCCTGTGGAGAAGCGCATCTACAAGATGCTGTCGGAAAAAGTAGACATCCACACACGACTAATTGATCTTTATAAAAATATTATGGAAGACACTTGACATTGTAAAGTAGAGCCCCTATATTCCATATCCCAACAACAAAAAGGAGAGTGCAATGACTGAAGAAGTCAATACCGAAAAGCTAGCAAAAATCTACGTAAAGATTCGTGACAAGCGTCGTGAACTTGAGAAGCAAGTTGCTGAACTCAAGGAGCAACAAGACACTGTTGGTAGTCAACTGCTAGAGATTTGCAAGGCTGAAGGTGCCCAAACGATACGTACGCAATTTGGTACGGTCTCACGCAGAATCACAAAGAATTACTGGACTAGTGACTGGGATTCTTTTTTCAAATTTCTCAAAGATAACGATGCCTTTTCGTTGATGCAACAACGTATCAACAGCACGAACATGGCACAGTTTCTTGAGGAAAACCCCGATCTTCATCCTCCGGGGCTAAATGCGGATGTTAATCAAACTATAGTAATCGTAAAACGCTAGGAGCAGAAAATGAGTAATGAGCTTGCAATGTTGGATGGTGGTCTACCTTCTTATCTGAAAGAGGTAGAGCTTGACGAAACCACTAAAGCCCTGATGGGCGGTACTGGTGGCGGTGGTATGAAACGTATTTCCATCAAGGGCGGTGTATGGCGCATGATGGTTAACGGAAAAGAAATTGCGAAGAACGAAGAGCGTTCTATGAATGTGGTGGTCGTTGCCGCCGCACCTAAAGTGTCCCGCACTTTCTATTTGAAGAACTACACTGAAGGTGGCGAGCCAACAGCACCCGATTGTTGGTCTGCCGATGGTGACTTCCCTGATGCTAATTCGCTTATGCCCCAAGCGAAGCGTTGCATGGACTGCGACAAGAACATGAAGGGTTCAGGTCAGGGCGACAGCCGTGCTTGCCGTTTTAGCCAACGTCTTGCCGTGGCTTTGGCAAATGATTTGAAGGGTGATGTGTTCCAACTGACCCTGCCTGCCGCATCAATCTTTGGTGCAGGCGAGCCTGGGAAGTGGCCTTTGCAGACATACGCAAAGATGATTGGCAGTAAAGGTATTCCAATTACTGCTGTGGTAACTGAGATGCGTTTCGATACAGACAGCGCAACTCCTAAGCTGACGTTCAAACCTGTTAAGGTACTGGATGCCGCTGACCATGGTATTGTTATTGAGCAGGGCAAGTCGGATTCTGCAATCAAGGCAATCACCATGACTGTGGCTGAAGCTGACGGAATTAAACCCGTCAAGTTGGAAGCACCCAAAGCTGAGCCCAAAGCAGAAGCTAAACCCGCCAAGGTTGAAGCTGAGCCAGTGGAAGAGCCCACTAAACGAGTCGCCAAGAAAGAGGAAGAAGCCCCTAAGAAGGACTTGTCCAAGATTCTTGAGGCTTGGGACGATGAGTAATGGCGGGGTATTCCACACTTACTGCCCGAGAGATCAAGGAAGCAAACCAAAGTCTACTTGGGGTCAAGTTGGGGATGATCTGCTTAGATAGGGATATACCCGTAACTGACGTTGCTGAGTTCTTCGGTGTAAGCCGAGTGACTGTATATTCTTGGTTCCGTGGAAAAGCCGTAGTGTCAGGCAAGCACGCAGACAAGATGCAAAAGCTGATTGCAAAATTGGCTTAATAGTTTGAGTAGGCTAGGGTAGCTCCCGAAAAGGATGTTCCGTCTCATCCCTGCCTTTCTCTTTTAAAAGACGACACCAAGGACGGCTATGATTTCGAGAAAAGAGTTTCTCGCACTGGTGCTACCACCACTAGAGCAAGGCGAGCACTACTGCACATTCGGAATCAAGACAGTTAACGAAAAAGATGTTGTTAGGCAGAAGTTTGTAGAGAGCATAGATGATATAAGCACGCAAGCAGATGTGCTAGTTCAAGAAGAATTCAATGCGTTCTTTGCTATGGCTAAGTATGGTGACCCACAAGAGGGCCGTACTACGAATAATGCGCTTTATCTAAAGTCGTTTTATATTGATCTTGATTGCGGTACTAACAAACCCTTTGCGGATTTGGGTGAAGGGCTGATTGCATTAAAGAGTTTTTGCAAGGTAACAAAGCTACCACGCCCAACCATCGTGAAGTCGGGTTTGGGTGCCCACGTGTATTGGGTACTGGACAAGGCTATCCCACGTAAGCAGTGGAGAAGCCATGCTGATCGTTTGAAAGAACTGTGCGTTGAGCATAAGTTTGATGTTGACCCTGCGGTAACTGGTGAAGCCGCACGTGTGCTCAGAGTGCCTGAGACATTCCACGTGAAAGACCCGACAAACCCTATTCCAGTTGAAGTGCTATACGTAGCGCCCACAATGACGATAGACGAGATTGAGAAACTTCTTGTACCGTCTGAAGATATTTTAAAGATGCTGGACAAGTCTGACTTCAAACGTCAGCTAGACCCACTTACCCTTGCGTTGATGGGTAGCAGTCAGTCCCGCTTTAAGACCATCTTGATTAAGTCTGTTGAAGGCAATGGATGCAATCAACTCTTAAACATTTACCACAACCAAGCAACAATAGATGAACCCTTGTGGAGGGCAGGGCTGAGCATTGCCCAACAGTGCGTAGACCGAGACAAAGCCATCCATGTCATCTCTAATCAGCACCCCGACTATTCAAAGTATGCAACTGATCGCAAAGCCAACGAGACGCGGGGCCCTTACACTTGCGAGACATTTAAAAAGTTGTATTCAGATGGTTGTGAGGGCTGCAAGCTAAAAATCACATCCCCCATTCAGATTGGCAAAGAGATCATTGAAGCCACTGAAGAAGACAACATCGTCACAGACCTTGAGCCTGAGACTAAAGAAGCTAAGACGTTTGTAATTCCTAAGTACCCCTTTCCATTCTTCAGGGGCAAGACTGGTGGTATCTACCAACGTGCCAAGGACAAAGACGGAAACGATACAGAAGAGATTGTGTACCCGTATGACTTCTACGTAGTCAAGCGGATGCAAGACCCCGAATTGGGTGAGACCCTGCTACTGCGGTTGCACCTACCAAGAGACGGAGTGCGTGAGTGGAT